TTTCTTTAACTTTTTCTTTTTGTTCATCTACTTTTTCAGCTATTGTATCTAGTGCTTTTTCTTGGGCATCAAGAGCCTTTTTATAGTCGCGTGCCTCTTTTGTCCTTTTGTCTGCAAAGTCATTATACTTGGAATACATTGTTCCAATTCTTCTCTCTGCATCTTCAAGGTTTTTATTGAGCCTTTTTTGCTCATCATTAGCCTTTTTTATAGATTCGTAGTTTGCCATGTACTATACTATAGATTTTTTATTTTATCTATATAAGAATTTGTTACTGGATTATCTGCAGATTTCATTAAATCTACAAGCTCCGGAGTTTTTAGCATTTTTTTAAGAGCTCGTTTTTGTGCTGCCCTACTCATACCATCAAAAACTTTACCTAGAACTCTAGTAATTATATTCTCTTCTGCTAGAGTTTCACGTACTTCTTTTCTGATTTTTTTGCGAAGTTCTTTTTCAGTCATTTATCGTCTCCTGATTTTCATAATTTATCATATATAAATATCAGAAAGTTAGAGTTTTATCTCTTTCGGGGTGCTCTTGGTCTAGGTGTTTTTTGTCTAGACTTCATTTTATCAACCTCTTCTTTCTCTTTCTTCTTAACTTCACTAAGTTTGTCAAGATAGAATCTTCTGAGGTGTACTGGCATGGTGTATAGGTCCGACCACGTGAAACCCCCTTGTGAGTAGTATGCCATGTCAAATAATAGCTTGTGTAGAACGGCCCTGTAATCAGGACCCAGGCCAAAAAAACTTGACGGTCATTGGCAGAGCCACTTCGTGCTCTTCACCATCATCCTCACCATAATAAGAATAGGTAAGGTCAATATCAGGAGAAACCTCTTTTACTCTTTCTCTGAAAGCCATAGAGTCTCTAGATAAGAATTCGTTATCTACAAATTTAGATATTTTTATTCTATCTGTTTCGCCATCTACCGATAATATCATGTGTTTCAACCTAGTGCTTAGTTCAGGTGACACACCGGATATCCTGTTTGAAGCCTTTTTAGCGGCCTTTATAGAATCTGCTATCTTTTTATCATCACCATGTGTTAAAAGCTTGAATTCAATCATTCTTTTAGACGCTGGTAATTTAAAAGAAAACTTATTTGCACCTTTCTCAAAGTTTTCAGTATCAAACCCGGTATTTCTAAATAGAGTAAGGTCTATATTTTCTTTTTGAACGTGCCCTGTCTTTGGATTAGTCAGTTCTACCTCATAGTCTTTACCATAGGCTAATACCCTTGCCGCTATCATTATAGCATTCTTATCACCAACCAATAAATCATTGTAATTTATAGGACTAACAATCAACGATCTTAATAATACATCAATAACTGTACCATTCTTAATAAGGTTTTGAGAAGTAAGAATATCTTCTTCTTTTGCAGTCATATATTTAACATCTACCTTTCCTGAAGATAGTGGGTTTGACTCTGGGTATAACAATCCCATACTAGGTAATTCTATCGTCTCTGTTGGGAACGGATAATTCTTTGCCGCATTTTCTACTACAGAGCCTGCCTCTTGGATTGCTAAATTTTTAATTTCTTGATCTGTTAATCTATCCTGTCCTGGATAATCTGGGTCTACTACTTTACCTGACATAACTTTTCTCCTCTATTTTGTATAACATATATAAATATATATTTCCGCAAAAAATAAGTCAAAAAAAGACCCTAAGTTATAGGGCCTAATTTTTGTTGTATATTTAGAGGTATTATTAGAACTGTAAGATCCAATAGTCACACTGTATTTCCATCGTAATTTCGTTTACAGCGTTTGTAGCGGTCCAGTCAATTGGTCCAAAGTCAGCACTTGTGATATATGCACCTTTTCCTGTCCACTCTTCTACTTTATCACCTACTGGTCCAAGTACATTGATTGTTACATCCTTCTTATAGAAGTCTGCATAACCATCTCTACCTGTTACAGATTCGTGGTGTAATCTTACCCATTCCATTACAGATTGAGCACCTGAAGGAACGATCGGATCGTAAAGTGTTAAACTAATTGGGCCCCAAGTACTCTTACCTTTCACGTACCTAGAAACATTGATGTGTTGTAATTCTACAGTCTCTGTTGTAAGTACTGGCCTTGCAGCTGTTTTGATAAGATACGCTGGTATACCATCAATATAGAATATAAATCTATTTTGCTGTTTTGGCTCAAAGGCCGTAAACATTATTTCATTTGGGTCGACTAGATTTGCCATTTAATTTTCTCCTCTATATATAAATATCACCTTTTCTAAATTTTATTCTTCGAAAGAAGCACCAGTTCTCAAGATGTTGAAGTCTACGATGATAAATTCTGCAGCTTTTGCAGGCTGTAAGAATATTTCACCCTTCATTTGATTTCTATCAATTACATCTGGAGTGTTGTTAGTCTCGTCCATTACAACTTTGAACGCGAATAAACCTTGTTGCTGTTGTACTGTTTCAAGATATGGATTAACAATGTTTAAGAATCTATTTCTTGTTGCAGTAGTGTTGTTTTCGAATACTAAATATCTTGTAGAAGATGCGATGAACTTTTTAAGTTTTATTAACAACCTTCTAACGTTAATTCTGTCTAATGCAGATGGTTTAGTTTGTAGAGTTTTTTGACCCCAAACACATACACCTACCTGAGGGAATATTGCAATTGGGTTAACTTTACCTTCATACAATTCGTCTCTCTCTGAGTGAGTTAACCTAGAGTATGGCTCTGTCACAGTAGTTAAACTTCCTCTGTTTAGTCCAGCTGGAGCGAACCAAGGGAATGCAACTTTATCGTTGAAAGAATAAACTCCTGGTACAACTACTGATGGTGGTACAAATAGGAATTTATTTACAGTTGCATCAAATACTCTAACCCATGGATAGTACATTGCTGCATAGTTTGTATCAAAGTTAGCTGCTTGCGTTACCGCTGCCGCTACTGCTGCTCCACTTAGAGAGTTTACACCGTCAACTACGTAGAAAGCATCACCTCTTTCTTCACAAACCTCAATTACCTTTGTACAAATATTTGAAGCATTTGCCGTTAAGATACCAGGGGTAACTATAAGGTTAATATCTATTTCATCTGGATTAGATACTGTATCTAATGCTCTCTTATATACCTTATACCCTTCTGCTGCAGTGCTTGCAAAGCTAAAGCCAAAGCTATTTGTAGATGATAAATCTTTACCAATAGCCACTTGTTTTGCAGGATTGACTCCATCAAAACCTCCTTGGAATGCAAGAGTAAATCTCTTATTGTTCAAAGTACTATCTAATGTAATTGCTCCATCTCCGGCAGAACCGTTAGTACAATTTTCTAATAAGAATGTTCTATTGTATCCTATTGCTCCATTATCAGAGATAGGTGCTAAGTAGTTATACATACCGTTATTTAATATGTCCTCGTTAAAGTTGAACCCGTAATAAGTTACGGTGTCAGTTACTAAACTTCTTGAGGTTACTAATGCTGCTTCAGGATAAAATGCCGTTGCTGTACCTTCTCCGTTTGCATTTGTTAAACTAAATGGAGAAATATATGCCTCATGACCAAATGGTACTAGCTGGTCAGAATAAACTGCGTTTCTAACGTTTTCGTGTACTTCTACTCTGATGTGTCTTGAAATATTAGGATAGTCTCCTGTAGTTATTACCTTACCATTTGCATCTGTGCTGACCTCTCTATCACCAATCAATCTAGCAATATAATTAGGTGAATTTGGATCTAGGTTACAGTTTGCGTATGATTCAACTGCAACAACTTTATTGTCAGTATCGTCAATTTTTCTAAGTGTTATAGCAAAATTACCATAGTCTTGACCACTTACACTTCCAGCCTTTTTGATTGCAACAACACTAACTTTATAGTATCTATTTGAAGTAGTACCGTGTGCCATTGTATGGAATCTAAATAATGGGAAGTTATTTCCATTAGAAGTTTGAGATATTACCCATGGAGTAGCTGCAGCTCTAAACGACTTACCTGAAGTAGATGAGTTTGTTGATGATACTGAAGATGCAGCCGAATCGAAATCAATAGTTCCGAATGATGCACTTGCTCTAGTGAAAGTATATCCACCACCATTATTTGTTGCTGCTGCACCGTATGATTGAGAGTTAAATATTGAATAAACGTACGAAGCTGCTAGATTAGTAGGCGTATTCAAAGTTGCTGAAGGTAAAAATTTACCTGGATCAGTTCCAATCAAGTTTGGTAAATAATTGTTATTTGTT